AGGACAAGTGCGTTGGTATAAACGACCCACACGAGGACATCAGTATTGTGTGGGGCTAGATCCTAGTTTAGGCACCGGTGGCGACTATGCGGCCTTGGAAATAATTGAAATACCCACAATGATGCAGGTAGGCGAGTGGCAACACAACAAAACACCAATACAAAGGCAAATTGTCATCATGAAAGAAATTTGCGATTATCTATATGAAATCACCGGATCAGATACAGACATATACTACAGCGTGGAAAACAACACCATTGGTGAAGCATCGTTGATTGCCATTGCTGAAATTGGTGAAGAGAACATACACGGCACCTTCTTAACAGAGCCTAAAAAAGTGGGCAATGTACGAACTTATCGCAGAGGATTCAATACCACACACAAAAGTAAACTAACAGCATGTGCCAAATTGAAGAGCTTGATTGAAACCAAACGTATGCACATTGCCAGTAAAAACTTAATCAGTGAACTAAAAACATTTGTTGCCACTGGCAATACCTTTAAGGCCAAGATTGGTGAAACCGATGATCTAGTAATGTCTTTGATCTTGGTACTGCGCATGGTGCAAATGCTACAAAGTTATGATGCTGAACTAGACCAGCATCTTAGGGACGGATTAGACGACTTTATTGAGCCTATGCCGTTTATAATGACCATGTAATATGCAATTATTCTATACAGATAAATAACATTATGAGAGAAATAGACAAAATTGCAGAAAACCTGTTTGACAAAATACGTAGCCGATTTAGTAATGTAAATCTTGGTGATAACACAGCCAAGCGCACTCAAGAACCGGGCAAAGCTAGATTTTTTAACTTTGATTTTGATGTTGACAGCGAAGTATTGGGCAATGTTACCATTAGTCTAATAGATGAAAAATCAATGAAAGTATATTTTGGTAGCGACATTGCAGATAATATCAAACAGTCAGATGAAGGTGATGATACCAAGCAAACAGCCTGGTACGATTTCCTAAGAAACTTGCGTAAGTTTGCCAAGCGCAACATGTTGAACTTTGACACTAGGGATATTGCCAAAAGCAACTTGCAGATCAAAGATATTAAACAACAGACTAAGGCAGATGACACCGTGGACAAAGACGAAATTAATGTAACTGAAAGCCGACTTTATGGAACTAGCCGTCATAGCTTTATGGAAGTTGGTCCTTGCAAGTTGAGAATCATACACAGCGACAGCATTGATGAAGAAAAACACGGTGCCCGTGGACGTAAGATTGATCAGATCTTTATTGAGACACCGCACGGTGAGCGTTTCCTAGTGCCACACAAACACCTAGGTTGTGCGGCTGCATTGGCAACACACATTGCACACGGCGGTGAGCACAATGATGACATAGCCGAGTGCATGAATGGTATGGTTACCGAAATGGGCAACATGAGCCATTTTGTACGATCCATTAAACGCCGTACAGACCTTGATGACGAAACAGGTCAAATGGCTCATGCAGCCATTAACAGATATAACGAACTTAAAAATCAACTAAAGCGGTTAAGAAGTCCACGCCACTATTTGGATTTTGTTGAAAATTACATGCCAGAAGTTGCAGCCGAAGACGAATACGATGTTGACGCATTGCGTGAGCGATTTGTTAAGAAGATGTATGATGAACGGTTTGACGCCGCGTTACCATTTGTGTATCGTGCTCATAAACGACAGCAAGAAAGTCTAAACACTCCAATGGCAGAAGAATTTGAAAGTTGGGCCAACGGCATATTAGAAGGTACTTGGGCAATGCCTGAGTCAGAAGAAGAAATCCGCCGGTTGGTTGAACTAATGGGCAAACCGTTGCAAGTTGGAGTAAACGGTGGAGACGCTACTAGTGCATTGTATGATGTTATCGGTGATGATCAATTGTTTGACGACATCCACAATATGGCCGACATCAAAGGTGAAGACTACGATTGCCGACCAGAGGTACTAAAATGGGTAAAACAAAACATGCCCGCAGTAGTTCCACAAATCGAAGCAGTTATGCAAAATGACAAAGCAGAACCACAACCCGGAGCAGAACCAGTGTTGGGCACAACCCAACCTGCCGAGCAACCTGCTCCAGCGGCAACACCACCTGCTCCAGAACAACAGCCGCCTGCACAACCAGTGATGCAGAGTGCTGATCCATTGGACTTTATTAGATCGTTGGCTGGGCTTAAACGATAAAACCAAAATTTGATAAAAGAAACGGGCAAATTAATTTGCCTTTTCTTTTGACTTATCATAAATACTACTGTACAATGCAACGAGTGCATTATACATATTAAGGCACACAATTAAGGCACATTTTTAAGGAGAACTATTATGGCCATGACTTTAGCAGAAATTCGCGCAAAACTACAATCTCAAGACAACCGTAAAACCGGTAATCAACAAGGCGGTGACAACGCCATTTACGCACACTGGAACATTCCAGAAAACACAACAAGTCGCGTAAGATTCCTCCCCGACGCAGATCCAAAGAACAGTTTTTTCTGGGTTGAACGCCTAATGATCAAATTGCCATTCGCCGGAGTTAAAGGACAAAGCGACAGCAAACCTGTTGTTGTTCAAGTACCTTGTGTAGAAATGTATGGAGACGCTTGCCCAGTATTGGCCGAAGTCCGTACATGGTTCAAGGACCCCAACTTAGAAGAAATGGGTCGCAAGTACTGGAAGAAAAAATCTTACTTGTTCCAGGGCTTTGTTCGTGACAACCCAATTGGCGACGACAAGACACCGGAAAATCCAATCCGTCGCTTTGTTATTAGCCCACAGATCTTTAACTTGATCAAGAACGCACTGATGGATCCAGAAATGGAAAACTTGCCCACAGACTATGCGGCAGGACTAGATTTCTCAGTTAAGAAAACCAGCAAAGGTGGTTATGCTGACTACAGTACCAGCACTTGGAGCCGCAAAGAGTCCGCACTCACAGCAGTAGAAGCGGCCGCGATTGAGCAATACGGACTTCACAACTTGGGTGATTTCTTGCCCAAGCGTCCCACTGATGTGGAGTTAAAAGTCATCAAAGAAATGTTTGAAGCATCCGTTGATGGACAGCCTTACGACCCAGATCGTTGGGCCAACTACTACAAGCCATATGGCTTACAAGCAGGTGCTGGTAGCACCGGTGACGAAGTTGCCGCACCAGCAGTTAAGGTTGCTGTTCCAGCAGTGGCCAAGGCCGAAACACCGGCCTGGGAAGACGATGCCGCAGAAGCCGCAGAAGCTCCAGTGATTGCACCACCAACAGCAAAGCCTTCTAGTCAAAAAGCCGAGGACATCTTGGCCATGATTCGCAGTCGTAAAACAAACTGATTTTGAAACTTGAAGTTAATTTAGGAGCCTCTTCGGAGGCCTCCTTTGAAATATTACTTAATAGCAATCCGTTTGTATTTAAATGGCTTGATGAAGTTAGTTGGTGTACACAAAATTGTAGTTTTAATCAACAAGAAGCGTTTGCATCGTTTATAACTCTTGATCAGGCCATTGTAAATCTAACCAACGCTTGTTATGTTATCAATCGGTATCTTAAAGGATTTTTAGATATTCGAAGTGATATGCGTGATCAGCCACAAGAATATTTCAATTACCTTCATGAAAAGTTTGAACAACTAAGCGGAGAATTTGAAAAACCAACCAAGCTGTTTTTGATCGCCAATGACGAACTTAAAACAGCCATTCGTGATTTGAATTTTTATATCCACAGAGTTGAAACTAAACTAGAAACGGGAAATTTGTTTTATATCAGCTTCAATAAAGATCAATATCGCAGGAGCACCATGCAACAAGAAGATTATCAATATGCAGAGTATGATATTCCAGCAGGATCTTTATTTGTTCATTATTCAGAATTAGGTAAAGATTATTATGACCTGTTTAAAGATGGGCTAACTATAGGATATCAGGGTAATAAAAATTTACACAACTATTCTGGAGAGGCCAGTTTGGCATTAGAGGACTTGCCCATGCTTGGCGACGATCGGTATAAAATCTGGTTGCAAGAACAAGGCATAGATCCGTATAATAAGTTTTTAGGACATGGAAAAATAATACTGGGTAAAGTTAGTAACTTGCCAGATGCAGTATACAAATTAAAGACACATCAGTGTTTACATAGTATTTTAATTAAGGATTAATTATGGCAACTAAACCATTTGACGTAAGTAAATTTAGAAAATCAATCACCAAAAGTATTGATGGAATCAGTGTTGGCTTTACTGACCCAGATACTTGGATCTCAACCAACAACTATGCACTAAACTACCTCATTAGCGGCGACTTTACTCGGGGTATCCCAATGGGCAAGGTCACTGTGTTTGCAGGTGAGTCGGGTGCAGGTAAAAGTTTTATCTGTAGCGGCAATTTGATCAAGAACGCACAAGAGCAAGGCATTTATCCCATACTGGTGGATACAGAAAACGCTCTTGATGAAGCCTGGCTACAGGCCCTGGGTGTTGATACCAGCGAAGACAAATTGTTAAAACTCAACATGGCCATGATTGATGATCTTGCCAAAATGATCAATGACTTTGTTAAAGAATACAAAACAATTCCCGAAGATCAACGCCCCAAGGTGTTGTTTGTTGTGGACAGCCTGGGTATGTTGCTGACACCCACAGACGTTAATCAATTTGCTGCCGGAGACTTAAAAGGTGACTTGGGACGCAAGCCCAAAGCACTCACAGCATTGGTGCGTAATTGTGTGAACATGTTTGGAGACTTAAATATTGGACTGGTTTGTACAAACCACACATACGCCAGTCAAGACATGTTTGATCCAGATGACAAAATATCAGGCGGACAGGGCTTTATCTATGCGTCAAGTATTGTAGTTGCCATGCGTAAACTAAAACTCAAAGAAGATGAAGACGGTAACAAGATCAGCGAAGTAAAGGGTATCCGTGCCGCATGTAAAATCATGAAAACACGCTATGCCAAACCCTTCGAAAGTGTACAGGTCAAGATTCCTTATGAAACCGGAATGAATCCATATAGTGGGTTAACTGATCTAGTAGAAGGTAAAGAACTTCTCAAGAAAGAAGGTAACAGTTTGGTATATACGTTGTCAGATGGTGAGATCATTAAAAAGTTCCGCAAAGCATGGGAACGCAACGATGATGGGTGCTTAGATAAAGTTATGGCCGACATTACCGCAAATCCGCACCGACTTGAAAAATCTGTTGTGCGAGAAGATGTAGATGTTGAGATAACCGAATAAATAATTCAATTAACCAAGTGAGGATAATATGAGTATCGAAGTAGATGTACTAAGTGAAGCGTACACGATCTTAAAGCAGTATATTCCGCAAAAAGATCAACAAGAAGCCGCAGACAATTTAATGAGCGTTATGGTAGATTATTTAAATGATCTAGATCTTAATGAATTTGGGGCAACTGATGCTAAACTCAAAAAGGCAATGAAAGAATTTGCTGTTGACGACGAAGAGTATAACGAAGATTACGAAGATTAAACATGTGGTATAATCGCATTGTACAAAATCTTGGCGAGATTCCAGACTTTATTAATTTTTACGAAAACGAGTTAGTTGAAGCCAAATACGATTGTACAGTCAAAGGAAATCTTGAAAAAAATATTGCAAGCCTGCCTGGCATAACAGAGCATAGGTTTAATCAATTGCAAGAGATTGAAGCGGTTTTGAATTATCTCAACATACAGTTACGCAAAATTCGTAGAAAACATTTCCAAAAATACTTAGAAGCATATGCCCGTGCATTGACTAGTAGAGATGCAGAAAAATATGTTGACGGCGAAGACGAAGTGATTGATTTCGAAACCATCATTAACGAAGTTGCCCTAGTACGCAATAAATGGCTAGGCTTGCTTAAAGGCATTGAATCAAAGAATTTTATGCTAGGGCATGTGGCTAGGTTGCGTACAGCAGGCATGGAAGATGTTGTGGTATGACAGATTGGAAACAACATGCTGATGAGTTGTTGAGTGAGTTTGATATGTGTTGCAAAGCTCGCCCAATGAACAACACAGTAGAAGTTCAAATAGCCAAGGATTCTGCAGGTAAATGGGCAGTTCATTTAAACAATATGCGAGCCTGGGGCACCGACTTCGAAATAGCAGAAGCATGCCACCAACTTGAACCTAGATTGAAACAACTCAAAGAAAAAATAGTATTAGAAGTATTAACAAAATGACACAATTTGCAAATCCTTATTATAGTCACGATCATAGTTTAGAAATATTAAATTTACTATATGGGTATGACAGTTTTCTAGACAGTCTAGAGGTAATTTGTGACATGGGCTGTGGCTCAGGACTGGATGCCAAGTGGTGGGCCACTTTAGAAACTCGGGACGATCCCCCAGAGCCAAGAAACTACAAAGTTTTTGCAGTAGATCGGGATTTGAGCAAAGTTGAGCCAGACACATTTGATACCCCGGGTATCAAATGGTTAAGTTATAATTTTGAAGATGAAAACATATTGCCAATGGCAGTGGATCTGATATGGAGTCACGATAGTTTTCAGTATGCACTGAATCCGGTAAACACACTGGCCAATTGGAACAGGCAAATGAATATCAATGGTATGTTGGTAATGGCCTTGCCGCAGAGTATGAATTATGTTTATAATCGGTTATCCTTTAAGACTGAAAGTTACAACTACTTTAACTACAATATATCTAATTTGGTGTACATGCTTGCAGTAAATGGATTTGATTGTCGTGATGCTTTTTTCTATAAAAATACCACTAACGATTGGATTTATCTTGGTGTCTATAAAAATGAAGAACCAATGGATCCAGCAAATACTAGCCTGCATGATCTAGTGGACAAAAATTTATTGCATGATAGTGTAGTTGACAGCATAAACAGATTCGGTCACATTAGACAGCAGGATGTAATTTATCCTTGGTTAGATAAAGATTTCTACCAAGCTAAAACATGAAAATTGTAGTATGCACTGGCGGGTTTGATCCTTTGCACAGTGGACACCTCGATTACTTCCGTTCAGCCAAGCAGTTAGGCGACCAACTGTTGGTTGGCATCAATAGTGATGCTTGGCTAGAGCGTAAAAAGGGCCGTGCGTTCATGCCGTTTGCAGAACGTCGTGCTATTATTGGCAGTCTCAAAGATGTAGATATCACCTTACCGTTTGACGATAGTGATGGTAGCGCACGAGAATTGTTGTTGCAGATTAAAAAGAATTACTCCTATGCCGATATTGTGTTTGCCAACGGCGGAGACCGAACACAGGACAATATTCCCGAAATGACCGTAGACGGGGTAGAGTTTGTGTTCGGCGTAGGTGGGACCAACAAAGCCAATTCAAGCAGTTGGATCTTACAAGAATGGAAAGCCCCTCGGACTGAACGCACCTGGGGTTACTATCGTGTGTTACACGAGGTATCGGGTACAAAAGTAAAAGAATTGACAGTCAATCCAGGTCAACGATTGAGTATGCAACGACACGAAAATCGTGCTGAATATTGGCATATTAGCCATGGGGCTTGTGGTGTGTTTAGTATGACGCCCAATGGGCATTTGTTACCTGTGGTTTTATTAAAAGAACATATGAATTACAAAATACCCCAAGGTGCCTGGCACCAACTGACAAATCCATATGAAGTACCCTGTAAAATCGTAGAAATACAGTACGGAGTTGCCTGCACAGAAGAAGATATAGAGCGACGATAAATAACTATATGAAGATTTTTGAAGTTATTGCCACAGTATCAGAAGGCCGCGGGATTTATGCTCGTAAACCCACAGACCCTGCGTTTACTGCTGTACCCAACAACACATTTGGTGCTGAAGTGGGTGCACCTTATCAATTTGCTGGAACACAAAACTATCCAGAGCGTGGTCATTTTGCTGATTCTGCAGAACTACAAGCCAATGTACAACATGTGGACAAACAAGTGATACAGCAAAGCGGTCGTCCTATCGTCTGGGCAAATCGCATGGGCCCGCGTCACCGTGGATTTGGTCTAGCACAATTTGTTGGCGGTGATGGCAAGCCGGTTTACTTTGGCAAGTACTTTGAAGAAATTCTACCCAGCATGATGCACAAGTGGGACAATGATGAGTTACCCGGCCTACGTCCAGAACTAAAAGCCAGTAAAAAAGCTCGCGCCGGTTTCAAGCCACAAGACATTCTTGGCGCAGTAGACACAGCCACCAACGGTGCCGAACTGTTGAAACACATCAACGGTGTAACCACACTGCAACAAAACATCAAAGACGGCATCAACATGATGGCTCGCAAACAGTTGCCGGTGTTTGTGGGCGAAGCCGCAAACTTGGAAGCGGTGCGTGATAACCTGGGTGAAGTGCTACAAAGTATTGCCTTAACATATGGCATGGTGGGCGGCGAAGCTGATCAGGCTCGTAAAAAGATTCTTAACAATACGCCATGGCAGAAACTTGCTGTGCATTTCCCACAGGGCAAAACATTTGGCCTAGTAGACTTCTATCTTCGTGCAGGCAACTTCAGTCTTGGCGTCAGCAGTAAAGGAGCCAAAGGAGCTCCAGCCAGTGTGCGTAACCTGCTGGAAGGTATCGCTAATGCTAAAAAAGCCGGCCAGGATCTAGAAAGCGAATTTCCCATTGCGGCCACTATTGTCAAACGCATTGCTGAATTAAACATGCAAGATGGCCCGTTGGAGTTGGCCAAAGACTACAAATTTATCACAGCAGATCAAGCCATTGATGTCAAACGCATGATCAAAGAACACACAACAGAAAATCCACCGGCCTGGACTCAGCCCTGGACCGACGCATTCAAGATGAAATCGGCTGCAGGATGGAACTATGGTTACTGGGTACTGAGTGCCATTGCGGGTCGAGTTGCACAGCATGTCAACAGCACACCCGACTTCAGTGCAGGGTGTGTGCAATTCTTAAACTATGCCAGCATGATGCAGTTGTACACACAGGCCAAAGCAGTAGGTGATGATGTACAGATCACCGGATTTAATCCAGTGTACCCTCCAAATTTTGAAGGTTCAATAGCGTTGGTGGCTGGCAAGAGCTACTATGCAAGTGGTATCAATCAAAAATATGTTTTCGACTTCAAGCCTGCTTGACAACTAAAGACTCTTAGTATATAATACAACTCAGGGCCAATAGCTTAATGGTAAAGCAGTCGACTCATAATCGATTGAGTGTAAGTTCAATTCTTACTTGGCCCACCAAATTTCAATTAAGGTTACAATGCTAACATACATTATTACATTCTTTGCTGTGTTTGCAACAGACATACTTTATGTTTATTTCTTAAAGGCTGTGCAAAACGATCAATCAGTCAAGGCCAGTTTTTGGTCTGTGTTGGTCACGCTGACAGGAACCATAACTGTGATCAGTTATACCGAAGACCACTGGGCTGTGATTCCGGCACTGCTTGGCGCGGCTGTGGGCACTTATGCAGGAATGGCCTTAAGGCGAAGACAACAAGTGCTATAAGTCTCTGCCTGTAGTATAATGGATAATACACATGACTTCTAATCTTGCAATCCAGGTTCGATTCCTGGCAGGCGGACCAACTATATCGAATGCAAACACTAGAACAAAATCCCAGACTTGGTTTTTACACCGTAGGTGATAAACAATTTTACAGCAAGCCACAGGCCCTGCTGGAAGCAACCACAACTGGCCACTTTCCGCACTTTAACTTTAATCGGGAAGTGTACAGCAAGATTGACACAACAATAGAACCGCAGACCAGTCTGCGTGAACTGTATCGTATGCGGGCTCAGCAACTACGAGATCGATACGATTATATTAGACTTGAATTCTCGGGCGGCAGCGATTCAACAACAGTCCTGTACAGTTTTATCAACAACGGCATTCATTTGGATGAAGTTGTGTTCCGTTATCCTGCACAGGGTGACAAGAATCTTGGCCCCGATGCCAAGAACATGAAGGCCGAAAATACCTTGAGCGAATGGCACTTTGCAGCCAAGCCCATCCTGCAAAAACTAGCAGTAAGTCATCCCACGATCAAAATCACCATGCACGACTTTAGTCAAAACATACTGGACTATAAAGGCGATGAGTCGTGGGTAGAACGTGCTAGAGACTACCTGCACCCTGAGCACACATTCAAACACGATCCCTTGGGTCTAGATGGGCACAAACAGTTGGCCGAGTCAGGCAAGAGCATTTGCGTACTCTACGGCATTGACAAACCAAAGATTTGTATTCGAGACGGTCGTTGGTACCTGTACTTCTTGGACATACAGGCCAACCATAGTCAAGCCACAATAGGTCCTTACACCAACATGACCACAGAATACTTTTACTGGCAACCTGATATTCCTGAATTGATTATCAAGCAGGCACATACTATTCGCAATTGGTTCCAGTTGCCGCATACCCGGCACTTGCAGTTTTTGATGCGTTGGCCTAACCACAGTCCTGCACAGCGCAATGCCTACGAACAGATTGCTCGTCCCCTGATATATGAAGACTACGATCCCACCACATGGCAGACAATGAAAAGTACCAACAACTTCTACAGTGAAATGGGCTGGTGGTTCTTCAAGAACTTTAGCGAGACTCGTTTTTATGAAGTTTGGAAAGCTGGTGTGGCACACATGGTGGACAAGATTGATCCCAAGTTCTTTACCTACGAAATGGGACGGCCTGTGGGCTTCACTGGCTTTATGGACACCTTCTACGACCTAGGTCCTGCTGACTTTGTCAATAACGATGCCATGTTGGATCTAATGCGGTAATGGAACAATTTGGATTTTATCGAGTCGGTGATGCAAAGTTCTTCAGCAAGTTAGAAGCCGCACATGAACATGAGCGTGTGGGATTACCTTTAAAGTGGGATTTTAACGAGGCTGTATACAGCAGTTACGATTGGCGGATTGAACCAACTGAAACATTAGAAGAATTATATCGACAACGAGCACAACAGATTAGAGACCGATATGATTATCTTGTGCTTTGGTTCAGTGGTGGTGCTGACAGTAACAATGTTCTCAATGCCTTTATCAACAACAATATCAAACTAGATGAAGTTGCCAGTCAAGTCAATTACGAGGCAACACACGATAAAACCAACTTCTTAAACGGGGAGATTTATCATGTGGCCAAACCCAAGATCGAAACTGCTAGGCTAAAACAACCTTGGCTCAAGCATACTGTTATAGATTTAGCAAAACAAACACTAGATCACTTTACTGCCAAAGAAACCAAGTTTGATTGGATATATCATATGAATGGATATCTGAACCCAAATAATGCGGCCAAGCAGGACATTAAATTGCGTGAGCCACATTGGCGTGATATGATTGCGGCCGGTAAGCGTGTGGGCTTTATACACGGCATTGACAAACCACGCATCAACGAAGTCAAGGGCAACTACTATTTCCGTTTCGTGGACATGGTAGACACTGCTGTCAGCGGGCAAGTACAGATGTTAAATCGTCCCTGGGATTTTGATGAAATGTTTTATTGGAGCCCCGATTCACCCAAAATAGTGATCAAACAAGGACACGTGATCAAGCGTTATATGAAATTGGCAACGCCAACTACAGACTATATCACTACGGATTCGAATAATGTTATATACAAAACAATCAACAATAAAAAGTATTTTCTAAGTGTTGATGGCATCAGTTACTTGATCTATCCTGGATGGTACCCGGTGCCGTACCAGGCCAAGGCACCTAGCTTGTTTTTTACTCCCAGGGACGAATGGTTTTTTAAATTGCCCGATGATGATCCTGCTAAGTATTCTTGGAGAACAGGACTAGAACACATTTGGCGTATCATGCCCACCAAATGGAAAGAAGATCCTCAAGACATTAGACGAGGATTTAAAAAGATGCACAGCAAGGTTTATAATTTAGGATCATGAAAAGTTTAATTTTATCTTTGGCCATGCTATTTGGCTCGGCACAAGCAGAAACAATTCGGATAGTGGTGCCGTTTGCGCCCGGCGGCGCAGCCGATCAGGCCGCTCGTGTGCTAGAACGAGCTTTAACCACACATACACAGAACACGTATGTCGTAGAGTACCGTGCAGGTGCAGGCGGCGCCATAGGTGCCAATTATGTGGCAAAAAGCCGTGGTTCTGACACTGTTTTGTTGATTCATAGCCTGGCTGTGGTGGTAAACAGTCTCCAGGCTGATAGTGCGTACAGTTTAACAGAGTTTGAGCCTGTGGCCACCTTGGGCACTGTACAGCTGGCCCTGATCACCAATCCCAAGAGTGCGGTTAACACCATGCCCAAATTGTTGGCCACACGAGACCCGGTGTTCTTTGGCAGTAGTGGTCCTGGTGCGGCCACACACATTGCTGGAGAACTGTTTGGAATCAATACTGCGGTCAATATGACTCATGTACCTTACCGAGGTGAAGCGGCCGCACTCACAGACATACTTGGCAACAACATTACAGTACTGTTCACAGGCGTTGGCGTAGCCCGGGATCAACCTGTTACAGTACTAGCAGTCACAGGAACTCGGCGTAGTAGGGAATTTCCACAGGTGCCTACATTACAAGAACAGGGTGTACGAGGTTTTGAAACTAGTCCAAATTGGTTAGTGCTGTTGGCCAACCCAACAGCAGATCAGCGCACACTGGCAGTGATCCGAACCGCACTCGGACGAGCACTTCAAGAAGATTCGGACTTGTTTGCTCGAATAGGTGTTGACACAGACCGCCAACAGTTGTATAATACACAACAGTTTATGAACGCTGAGCGACAACGAGTTCAAAAGATTTTATCCCGAATTCAAATAAAGTAGTTGACAACAAAAGATAAATAAACTATAATAGAGACTATGATGCAAACATTACCCTTACATTCACTAAAACACTCGCCCCAACTAGGCATGTCAGCCTATTGGTGTTTGTTTGCGAATTTAAGTAATGATCGCACACCAGAGATTACCAGGGTCCAGGAGGACATAGTGTAACTACCATAGTACACACAAACTCCAGGACCCTAGGCTTAAAACACCTAGGGTTTTTTGTTTTTAGGAATACAATGACAGATAAAAAAGACATGAGTCTTAGAGAGATTGAGTATTTGCGTAAGCATACTCTAACACCTGAGCAACGACATGAGTTGATCAGGGACAAGTTAGAGCGTGCCGAGCGTATGCGACTACGCCCTAAGATTCAAGAGCGTAAACAAATCTATACCTAACCGTATATGTAGTGTGGGGAAACGAGGTCCCGGGCGCACTCTAAACATGCCTAAACGGGCGGACAGGATACATGGAGTTCCATTTGTGGAACAATAGACTCCTGGGCAGGGTATCAACCCTGTCATATCCTGCGGCAACGCAGGGTATTCATAAACACATCGGATGACGAAAGCGGCGGGGACAAAGATAAAGTTCTGACGCGGATCCACCTGAAAGGATCGATAAGGACCAGTGTGTTTATGAATACGGAAGTGTGGCTGAGCTTGGCTTAAGGCAACTGTCTTGAAAACAGACGATCTGAAAGGGTCCGTGGGTTCGAATCCTACCACTTCCGCCATAACCTGGCAACTTAGCTCAGTAGGTAGAGCAACGGATTGAAAATCCGTGTGTCACTGGTTCAATTCCAGTAGTTGCTACCATGCCCCAGTAGACAAATCGGCAAAGTCGTCTCTCTCAAAAGGAGAAATTTTAATGTGGGTTCAAATCCCACCTGGGGTACCATGTTGCAAACAAAAGTATTACTTGTTCATTAAAGGAATCATTGCTATACTAGAGGCAAGTTAAGAAATTAACTGAACCTGATGTAGCAACAACGCAACAGTTAAAAATAACAGTTGTCCAGAAATGGTAAAGGTGCTATACTAGAGTTAAGTTAAAAAGTTAACCAGGTTGTCCCAGACAGCGAGACACGCAGAAATGCAAAAAGTCAAGCAAGGGACATTGAATGGGGTTGTGCCCCAGCCTAACTGTTCATTAAAAATTTAATTTTCGTATAGATCTTGATCTAGCATCAAGATGCTATATGTAAACGCATTGGGTTACCAAGCCAGTAGGTGGCCTAGCAGTGAATCACCAGTTGACGGACTGGCACTGGCTAGGCGGCACGAAAGATGGGCGTATCAGTGATGCAAATCACGAGTTACGGTAGTCACGCTGGAACAACTTGGCTCGTAATGTGGAGGATAGACAAGTCCGTGGACGGCACGGTAGGGCAGGATCAAAACTGTTTTTTCTATCCGACATCCCAATGTGTTTTCATATAGTTTTGCTTCGTTAGCTCAATCGGGAGAGCGCGACACTGTCACTGTCGAGGTAAGGGGATCGAAACCCCTACGAGGCGCCAAATTTGTCAAGGAACTCTAACCTTAAATAGAGGGTAGCACTGGACCTACGAAGTGGGCTATTGTATCGGCCAGAAGATGCAATGTCTGACACGCACAAAAAACTGTCTTACAATGAATTAAACGTTCAATTAGGGGCTTGCTGACAAACAAGTAGCCTATCCAAATTTTGCTGGGTTCGTCTATCGGTTTAGGACACATGCCTTTCACGTATGTAAGACGGGTTCGATTCCCGTACCCAGTACCAAGTTTGAAGCCACACCGCCTGGATACTTCCTCTTCGGAGCACTAGGTCCTGCAACCGTGGCTTCTCCCTTACGTTCCAGCGTCACTGGATACTCTGGTCCCGGAGGATGAGAAGTGTGATGACACACACGGGCGGTTCTGAAGAGTTGAATCTTCACAGTAGCAATACTGCGGTCTAGCCTCAACCGGCGTTAGCAATACGAGAACGGTCCCTGTCGGGAAGCGGGTGGAGGGTGTAAGTGATGAATAGACTAGTTGGGGCAACTTGACGAAATTTCTGATACACTATAATTACCGCCGAGGGACGCAGAGCATTTTTGTTGTTATTGATAAGTGTTTGAGATGAAAAATAGGAATCGTCGGCAGACGTGTCGACTATGCGGGCCTAACTGGCGTGGAACAGGTCCTGATATAACTAGCCATACGCTGTTGCCGGGAAGCACCCGACGCATAAATTGGTACTCAAACATTTTTCAATAACAATATGCAACGGTGGCCGAGCGACCCAAGGCAACGGATTGCAAATCCGTAAAACCGCTGGTTTGAATCCAGCCCGTTGCTCCAAATTGGAGATGTAGGAAAATTGGTAACCCCAGTGGACTGTAAATCCGCCGCCTCTGGCACTACTGGTTCGACTCCAGTCGTCTCCACCAATTTATTCGGAGTGTAGGAAAGTCTGGCTTAATCCGCCTCGTTTGGGACGAGGAGACCGAAGGTTCGAATCCTTCCATTCCGACCAAGTTTTATGCGGAGCATTGGCCGACCGGTTAAGGCAACAGATTGCTAATCTGTCATTCAGCAATGGGTGAGTAGGTTCGATTCCTACATGCTCCGCCAGTTATGCTATAGAGAATACCTAAATTGCATAAATAAATGCAATAGCGGAGACCTCTAATGAATAATGGTAGATATAACACAGACTCGTATAAAGCAGGACAAACAGCAAAAGTAGACAGACTTTTTGGTCCTATACTAAGTCACTCTAAAGTATGCGAGTGTTGTGGAAAAGATTATGTATGGGAAGGTAGACTGAATACTAAAGCATACAGAGAATCGAAGTTTTGTAGTAGAAGTTGTGCTAACAATAGAAGTGAATGGTGGAAAGATAATGCTACGAGATATACAACTATTGCAAAACAGAATCATGAATATAAGTGTGTAGTATGTGGGTTTGATAAGATTGTTGCTATTCATCATATTGATGAAAACAAGAAAAATAATAAACCTAATAACTTAATACCGCTATGCCCAAATCATCACGAAATGGTACATAGCAAATGGAAAGACGAAGTTATTCCGCATATAACGGAATGGCAAAAGAAATATGGGCTGTTGGTATAGTTGGGAACACAGTGGCTTTGCAAGCCTCAGTCCCCGGTTCAAACCCGGGACGGTCCACCAAGATGCCGCGGGATGGAGAAGCGGTAACTCGTCAGGCTCATAACCTGAAGATCGGCGGTTCGATTCCGTCTCCCGCAACCAATATTCCCCGATGGCGCAGTCGGTAGCGCGACGGACTGTTAATCCGCAGGTCGGTGGTTCGAACCCACCTCGGGGAGCCAAATTTTTAAAAGGGTATATTATGTCAAACAGTAGAAACACATCAGAGTTAGCAGTATCGCAAGTTGGTAACAGATATGATCTAGTTCTTATCATGTCCAAGCGTGTTCGCGAGCTCAAAGCTGGTCACAGATCCAAGATCACTGGTGCAGGTGGTATCACTGCCACTGCACAAATGGAAGTTGAACAAGGCCACATTGGCCGTGAGTACTTGAAGAAAATTTGATCATGCGCCGGGTAATTCGAGATGGTCAAGTAGCAGTGGTATATAGTCCTGGCTATGGTGCAGGGTGGTCAACTTGGAACACCGACCTGCCTGACATGATTTTTGATCCTGGCCTGGTTGATCTGGTACTAGAAGGCAACAAGGAAAAGATACTGGCCTATATTGTACTACGATGGTCTGATGCTACCATAATGGGTGTTGACGATCTTGCAGTGGAGTGGATACCTGAAGGTGCCGACTTCATTATCAACGAATATGATGGCGCTGAGACCATTGTGTTGAAAGATCAAATGAAATGGATAAAAGCGTAATATGTTGAAGTTAGTTTAGTGGCAAAACCGCGGGTTGTGATTCCGCTATCATGAGTTCGATTCTCATACTTCGACCCAAATTGTTCGGGAATGGTGTAGCGGTAACACAACAGACTTTGACTCTGTCGTCCTAGGTTCGATCCCTAGTTCCCGTGCCAAACACAAAGGAGGGCAGTATGCCTTGGATTCAAAATGTAGCACGGAGTGATATCTCAACCGGATATCATATTGACCCTGGCCCCAACGCCATGTTGATTCAAATTGCAGATCCGCCCGGAGACTTTCCCGAGCCCTTGCCAGCGTACCGGTTCAGAGAGACTCACCAGTTTGAGTTTTTGGATGTAGAGGAAAAGGATCCGGTGCTGGATGAAGAAATGCGTTGCAGTCCGGAACAGGCCGCAGAACTTGCTCGCTTACTACAACATGCACTAGAGAATCGTATGAATGTGATAGTGCATTGTCATGCCGGGCTGTGTCGATCTGGCGCAGTTGCAGAGGTTGGCGTACAGTTGGGGTTCAATGACACTGAAAAATTTCGTGCCCCTAACCTGCTGGTCAAGCATCGCATGATGCAGGCCCTGGGGTGGACTTACGACAGCAACGAACGGCCGTACGAAGTCCATGGGTCGGTCAATGAGTGGGGATTCATAATTCCCAACAACCGATATGAAGGTGATATTTAATTTGGAACCGTAGCTCAGTCGGTAGAGCAGTGGACTTTTAATCCATTGGTCGCGAGTTCGAATCTCGCCGGTTCTACCAATACAGGTAGTGTAGCATAGCGGCTAATGCGACTGCTTCATACGCAGTTTATCGCTGGTTCGAGTCCGGCCATTACCACCAATTTGTGGCGGCAAGCCATCTGCTCGAAAAGCCGGACGGCCCTTGTTGGGCCATGTGTCACCAAACTCTGGTATGCAGGTGTGAGTCGCACCAATCACATACTCGCCTTGTGCGGCCTGGTATAGTGGTATTAGTGCTTGGTCTGCTGTGATCATACAGTATTTATTTGCTTTGGTCTTGAGTTTGTTGGCGTTCTTTGATTTTTTTGTCCAGTATGCGTTTTAGATCTCCGTACAATTTGCTGTCCTCGTTGGCAAGTTTTGCCAGCAGACCAATCAAGTAACCCAGTTCGTACACAAGTTGTTCGTGGGAATCTTTATAATCTTTTTTGTCGAGATTATGCAGTATTTGTTTGACTAATTCTATATTCCGTTGAACACTCATTTATGTATTTAATGCCTCCATAGCTCAGTTGGTTAGAGCATCCGCTTGATAAGCGGAAGGTCCGTGATTCGAGTTCACGTGGCGGCACCAAAAAAAAAAGCAATCTTTTGCTAAAACTAAATATTAGTTCTTATATTATTTCAAGGAACCATTGAATGGAAAATATTTTACTCTCTACATCTATCTTTTTGCTTGCCATGCTCGGAGCACTAATGGTAGTTGGCAAGAATTGGAATTCGTCTTTTATTTCGTTTTTGTTTGCCGACAAGTCATTGAAAATTGGATCCGCAGGCCTGGCAATTTCATGCCATTGGTTTTGGGCCATTGCTATTTTTGTAGGCCCGGCTGTTGCATATAATTGGGGAATCATTGGGTTACTGTGGTTTGTGATACCTAATGCACTTAGTCTACTGGTAGTTGGTGCAATCACTCACAGTATACGAGAAAAATATCCCAATGGATACAGCATCACACAGTACATAAAAGAAAACTTCAGCACACGTATCAGTGGATTATATCAATTGGAATTCATGTTAATTTCCTTTGCGGCACTGATATTGGCTTTTACAGCCATTGGTAAACTGTGGGCATTCACCGGACTAACATCTATTATAGAACCAATCTATGCTAGTCTTGTAGTTGGCATCGTCACTTTGTTGTTTACATTAAAGGGTGGTATCCGCACAAGTATTTTTACAGGAGCCATTCAGTCTGTGCTATGGTTGGTGTTGGTATCAGCCATTGGTGTATCAATTTACAGTAGTGACTTGGCATTTGTGTCTTTTGGCAAAAATGAGCTAACAACATTTTTTAACGAGAAATTTATTACAAACTTTGCATTGGCCTGGTTTATCACAGTCATGGCTGGAGCGACCGGACATGGCATGATGTGGCAAAAAGCATTTAGTATGCCAAAAGAAAATATATTGCCATCGTTTGGCCTGGCAAGTGTAGTATTTGCCATCGTGGCATTTGGAGTAGCCTGCCTGGGCATGGTTGCATTTGCCAATGGATTTGAAATAAAATCTCCCGACACAACACAAATGACAGGGTTGATAACACTACTGGGCACCGGTGCATTGATATATTTTGCCACAATTTTAGTGGGACAAACAAGTAGTGTGATTGATTCTGCACTAAACTATGTTGCCAGTTTGGTGGGCCCAGAGTGGTTGCATAAAGAAAAAGTAACAACATCACAAATTGTAATGGTGGTCTTTATGTTGTTTGCTTGGGTTGTGTCATTGGCCAGGATTGAAATTTGGTCAGTGGTCATGCTCATGGGCTGTTTACGAGTAAGTATGTTTGCTCCTATTGCACTACATGCGTTTAATTTTAAACTCAAAGAGTCAGTTATATTCTTTGCATCGATTGTGGCTGTTGTTGGCAGCTTCACACTTTCCTACATTGCTAGGACAGATAAATTACCAATCTTTGACATGTACAGTGCATTGTTTGCGTTACTGGTGCCAACAGTGGCATTGTTGTTGACCAAGACTAAAGAATAACACAGCCGTGGGCTGTGTCAACTAAGTATTAACATGAGCCCAGACTTTGAATATTTTTTTCGGGCAACTCCCGACCCATCTAAGGACATGTATGCATTATATGATGTATTAGATGGGCATTTTTTAATACAATCAGACAATTATGATAATCTTTATAGATTGATGATGTACATCAGGTCCAAGACCTATCTGGAGATTGCAAAACTTCCCAAATCCAATTTGGACAACAGTCAAATTGAGCAATGGTATATTAAAAAATTACCAAACGAGTGGTTCAATGACCCACATCCTGTTAAACGACAATTTAACCCAACACGGCATCGTGACGTTTGGACCATAAAAAATATCATACTAGGCAAGCATGTAGATTTTACACTTGACGAGTTTAAAACAGATTTACAAAAGCAACTATTTTTCTTCTATCACTGCATAGATTTGTTGAATCAAGATTTTGATTCAGATCTGGCCAGTGTGATTATACGCACCATGGAATTATGCACAACTTACAACGACGCAATAGATGTCATGCTAGATAGTATATCAATTTCTTCCCCCGAGGGAAGATTGGGAGTCTATACATTTCTTCGTCGTACTGGACTATTCTATGAATGACTTGATATTTGTTGATCATATTATATTGGCAGTGACCGATTTCAATGTTTTTCATAACGAGGAGTATCGGGATTACTTTGGGCTATATCGCAGATGGAACATTCCACCGGGAATTGAATTTTTAATACCGCGTAATGCTCCATTGGAAATAAAAAATCCCTGGAACATAACTACTAGCAGTTTCCCACTTCCTGGTCCCAAGGATATGTCATTTGTAGATGCGGCGGATTCTTTTGGACAATCCATTGCTGATGAGATGGATGCTGGAAAACATATATACATGCTTTGGTCTGGTGGCATTGACAGTACATGTGGTGTTGTGAGTGTGTTAAAAAACTGCAAGCCCGAACATCATGAGCAGATACATGTTGTCATGTCTGACAGTAGTCGTCAAGAAAATCCAGTGTTTTATGAAAAATATCTAAAACATTATGATCGTATTGAGTTTACAACCTTGGATTTTGCAAACATTGATATTAAAAATATCTTGGTATTAGATGGTGAGGGCGGTGATCAAATGTTTGGATCAAGCCTGGCCAATAAAGCGTTTTCAATGTACCCGGACATAATAAATGCATCGTGGCAATCACAAATTGACTTTATAACCAAGTTGCTACGCAAGGACTGGGACACTGATCATACCTGGGACGTTTTTATAAATCTCATGACCGGTACAATTCCTGACTACGTGCGTGTCGAAACACTTCAAGAATTCTTTTGGTGGATGAACTTTAATTTTAAAGTTGATGCAGTATTACAAAGAACCCCACTGTATTACGGAACCACTTTGAGCAATGCTGATTTTGGATATTTTGTAAAAAATTGTGTTAGACGGTTGTTTGCTCATAAAGAAATTCAGCAGTGGAGCATGTCGGCTAGTTCAAATGAAAAAACAGAAGGTGGCAAACAAACCAAAATGCCTGCTAGACGTTATATCTATGAATTTGATCACAATGAATATTATTTTAGAGAAAAACGCAAAGAGTTAAGCACACCGATGTTTAATCGCAAGTACTTTGCAATTGATAAAGAGTACAATCGTTATAGTCTTGATGATCGTACAGTCAGGCAACATATTAGACAATCGTTGTATCCCAATGCTGTTGGCAAAATACCGTTTGACCAACACAGCGTCCCCGGACCAACATATGACACAAACTTAAAATTTTGGAAGTCCAATCCAATTAACAAATAAATAATAGTATCAAATATCGCGGGTATGATGTAAAGGTAACCTGAAACCTTGCCAAGGTTTATTTGCGAGTTCGATTCTCGCTACCCGCTCCAATTAATATGACAGAAAAAACCAGACCTAAAGCATTTTGGCGCAGACATGAATTGCCTGTTGCAGAATTTCTGATGAAACATCAGCAGGCTCTGCTCGATGATTTCATGCGAGGGTACACAACGTTGGAAGACGCCGCAAGAGCACAGTGCGGCAATACCCTGGACCGTACACATTTAGGCATTCCCATTGCAGAAACAGAGCACTATATAAAAACCGACAGCCGTCCCAATATCGATTCGTGGAAAGCATTGAACTTTCGCTACGAGCGACATGACGAACGTGCCAGTGTGCGTAACTTCATGGACTTTAAGGATATGGGACGGTACCCCACTATGCGTAAGTTGTTGATGAAATACGACAAGATTTGTCCCATTGCCAACTACAGCGTCCTGGCACCACATAGTGTAATTGAACGACACACCGGTCCCGAGAACAGAGATGGTCGATATATTCGTATACACATTCCCTTGATCATTCCCAAAGGCGATGTATTTTTTGAAGCCGCAGGCGAAGTAATTGACTGGTCCGACATTTGGGCTTTTCACAATCAGTTTGCACACTCAGCACACAACTACACAGACGAATGGCGCTTGTGTTGTCTAATAGATTTAGATCGTGCGGCAATAGGCATGGAGCCGGGAGCACCGTATGATCCTGCTTATGAAGCACAAAACTTGCCACCGTTTGTGTGGAACAAAGAACAAACGCATCCTTAGCTCAGTTGGTAGAGCGTCGCCTTTACACGGCGAATGTCGGCGGTTCGAGCCCGTCAGGATGTACCAATTATTATGATATGTAGCATTGACTCATCTGTTGACCCAACTAATAGAATGACCTTTTTATTAGATTGGGAAATAACAAAACTCTGTAATCTTGATTGTAGTTATTGTGGCCCAGAAAGTCACAACAACAGCACACCGCATCCACCACTGGATCGTTGCCTGGCAACTATTAAATTTATGTTTGCATACGTTGACCTGTATATGCAACATAAAAAGAACAAAGATGTTATTTTAAATATCTATGGTGGTGAGAGCTTATTTCACCCCAACATCATCGAAATACTGGCGGCTGTTCGGGACGAGTATTCATTGTATCAGGATCGGTGGAGATTAACCACAACTTGTACCACCAATGCTGTGGTAGGAAAGAATTTACTAACTAGAATATTGCCTTACATTGATGAGTTTACTGTTAGTTTTCATGCCGAAGCTCTGGCCAAACAGCAAACACAAACATTGGACAATTTGTTAACTATCAAACAGGCCGGCAATCGTGTCAAGTGTGTGGTCATGATGCACAATAATCCTGTATTGTGGCAGGCCAGTATGAATGCAGTTGCCTTTTGCCAAGACAATGAAATTGCCTACATATCAAAGGCATTTGATAACTCGGGACCTGAGTGGGCGTATAATGATGCACAGCAAAAATATATGAAAATATTTTGGGCATCAAAAGACACACTGACCAACAAGCCAATTATTGAGCAAGGCCGTGCCTGCTGTGGTGGTCGTAAGTTATCTGTCAATAACAATTTGCGTGAACGTCAGACTTTTGTGCCACGAACCAATTTTGAAGGTTGGCAATGCAGTGTCAATTGGTTTTTCTTGTACATTGATCAATTGAATGAGGAAATCTACACAAACAAAGATTGTCGTACCAGCACCACCGGTCGTGTTGAGCCACTGGGCACTCTTGAATCCAGTGACACCATATTAGATACGCTGTCAACCCAGATGCAAACAGGCCAACTACCGGTTATACAATGTATCAAGCCCACATGTCGCTGTGGATTTTGTGCGCCCAAGGCACAAGATGCAACACAATTTTTACAAATTGCCAACAGGCATTTTGATACCTCGGTCCTTAGTTCAATGGATAGAATGCTTGGCTTCGAACCAAGCGGTGTGGGTTCGATTCCTGCAGGACCGGCCAATTAAATATACGGCTCAAACAGCTGGTAAACTTCGGGGAATACATCTGCAAATTTTTGATTTCGCAGTTGATCTAAATCTTGAGTATGTTGCCAAAATTTAGGCCAATTCACATCACAGCCAGGAATAGTTTGCATCAACAAGTTATCTATTCCTTGAGATTTGATTATTTTATTTTTTGATATACGACGGTATATTTTTTTTCGCACATCAACTGGTATGTGTCGTATATCATATTCACTGGGTGTATTGACAGCATTGAGTGCAACTGGTAATTTTAATTGACTTAGATTATCAACAATACGATCAAGCTGAACAATGTTTAACGGCGTAACAGTGGTTGTAATGACTAATTCTACATTTTTATGTGGTTTAAAAAACTCTGTAATTTTGACAAGATTAGACAATATAGTCTTGGCATTTGCTGGGTAGCGGATATAATTTAACTCGTCTTCGTTGTCGCTGTCTATGCTGACAGCAAATCGGACTTTGGGGTATTTGGTTAATATGTCTAAATACTTGGGGTTAAAGATAGTTCCGTTGGTGTGTAGTTGTATTTGTGCATTGGCCTCAGCGGCACGACCTAGCGAATCAAACAGAGCTGGATTTAACATGGGCTCCCCGCCGTAGATATCCAAGTATACCAAATTTGGCAACCATTCGGTGAAGGTATCCCAGTAGTCTACATTGCTGGCATTGAAACTGTTTCGTATATGCTCAAATTCTTTGGTATATTCTTGTGAGGTGCCTGCGTATCCTTCTCGCTTTACAGCAATGTTGTATGAATCTTTATACCAACCCGAGCTGGTCTCGGCATTGCACATACGACAGGCCAGATTACAAGTATTTCCGGGTTTTAAAACAAACACTCTTGGTTGTGCGGCCATAGGTACTACATCTTTAAATAAAGTGTTGAACTGTATTCTAGGACTAGAATCATTGGCCTTCTCTAAATCAGTGCAGTGAGTACATTCATTGAGTTCCCGTCCGCGATCAAGTGCAGTGGCAATCATACGCCTGGTATAACTGCCCCATGCATCTTTAAGTTTGTCTTTATGCACAAACATTACTTGTTGTTGATTATTTTTAAAACTCATTGTGTTGACATTACAAACACAAAAATCTCCGTTGTTTTGTAATGCTAGTCCAATGTGTGGCATAATGCATTTAGTCATAGTAGTTTTTTTATTTCTGGGAATGTTTTACGATAATCAGTTCCGCGGCGACGATCTAATTCAGTTAAATAAATTTTTAATTTTTCTTGCAACTCAATACTGGGATCGGTGTTGGCAATTTCAGCACCGATTCCTTTAATGTACTCCAAATAAGATATTTTTTCTGGACTGTCGGCAATGAAGATATCAACAGCTTCGTTGAATCCCAACTCAAGCAATGCGGGCCCAAATATAGTCGGATGCAAAAATGATTTCCCCGCAGTCTTCATAATAGTCCAGTTTACTGATTTTGTTTTGCTCCAGTGATTTATTTTTTTAACCAGGGCTGGCATTTCGGGTATGCCCAAACAACTCAAACTACTATTGATATTGAGTACAAAATCAGTGTGCTCAACCAAGTAGGTGTAATTGCGATCAAACAATTCCAAATCAAGTCCGTTGCGTAGATATTCAGCACCAGGCCCCCAGCAGTCTATGCTGCCAATGATGGTGATTTGATTTAGATTGTTGATTTTTTTTAGTTGATCGATTTGTTTAACAAACTGAGCATGTTCAATCATCATGTTACTAAAAATAACCAAGTCAAGATTGGGCAACGATTTATTTTTTAAAAATTCCAACAGGCGTTGAGTTTCTTTTTGTATAAAGGGTTCTCCGCCCAATACCAACAGTTGGTCCAGTGTGTGAATATGTTGATCTAACCAAGTAAACATTTTTTCTGTGGCGACTGGATACTCTTCGGGTATGGGCAAGAAGGGAGGTATGTGTACTCCATCTTTAAAGAAATGTCCAAATTTTTTATTTTCGTTGTTGATTTGACTGCTGAACTGCGGAGAACAATACACACATTTTAAATTGCAAACATTACTGAAATATATTTCAAGAATTCGCGGAGTCACTTGAGTGGCCATTGGTGTATGGTCAAGTTCAGGCGGAGCCCGATAGCCGTGAAAATCAAGATGCAACATACGGTCACTGGTGCCGCCTGCATCTTCAATGTTTTTACAATGTTCGCATCCGCGGCCAGGCCACTTGCCTTCAAGCATGAGTCCACGGTCGTTTAGTTTTTCTTTTGTGTTATGGAAATCAAAAGTATCAAGGTCAAACTTATTATGATTAACACGGTGACAACTTGCTGTTGTGAGTTCGGTTAGAAATACTGTACTATGTGACCATTTGAGTTGACAAGCAGTTTCGGTCTCTATTGGGAATTTTTTGTAGGTTTTCATTAGTTGACTAGATATTTATTGCAATAAATAGTTGACATTATAATACATATATGTTATATTATAGTCTTATGCGGGATTGGCATATTGGTTGTGTCCTAGCCTTCCAAGCTAGTTAAAGGAGTTCGATTCTCCTATCCCGCTCCAAAAGATTGCCCCGGTGGTGTAATGGTAGCCACGCTGGTCTTAGAAGCCAGTGCAGAGATGCGTGTCGGTTCGAGTCCGACCTGGGGCACCAAATTTTACAAATAAAGAAATCGATTGTATAATACACACATGGCTCGGTAGTTCAGTCTGGCAGAACGTTGGTCTCCAAAACCAAATGTCGGAGGTTCAAATCCTTCCCGGGTCGCCAAGTAACTTGAAAGGTACTCCATGGCTGGCAAAGCAAAATCGGTTTATTTAACAATAACCAAAAAAGGTTCGTTAAAAACAGAATTCAAAAAAATGTTTTTTGATGCAAAAGGTTATAACGAATATGTCAAATCAGATGAGTTCAAAGCCCAATGGCCTGCGGAAGAGTTTGATATTGTAAAAGAAGTTTATTAAAGAAAGGAGGCGAATATGCCCGGTGTATTCTTAGTAAGCGACACGCACTTTGGACACACAGGTGTATGCCGCTTCACACGTAACGACGGAGTTACAAAATTGCGTCCGTGGGATGACCCAGATGAAATGGACGAAGCAATGGTCAAGGCCTGGAACGAAC